AAGCTTCTGATACTGATGTGAAGTTACCGGACAAGCTGTCCCCCACTATGAATGCTGATCCCACCAAGATTATGCAAGCTGCCAAGGGGGTTGATTTCAGCAAAGCAATCACTCCGGAAGCTCTCACAAATGCAGCTAAAGGCGACCCCAGCGCACTTGCGCAAGTTGTCAATGAAGCTGCCCAAGCAGGTTTTGCGCAATCCTCAGTGGCTACTGCGAAAATCGTGGAAGCCGCTCTCGCCCGACAAGCACAAGATTTTCAGGATAAATATATTCCTGAAGTTTTGCGTCGTGAGCGTATCAACAATGCGTTGACCGCTGACAATCCCCTTTTCTCGAATCCTGCTGTTGCTCCCATGATGGAGATGCTGAAGTCGCAAATGGCGACTAAGTATCCTACAGCATCTGCTGCTGAGGTCAAGGCCAAAGCGGAAGAGTACATGACAGGGTTTGCATCTGAAATTGCCAAGGCTACTGGAAAGAGCTTTGGTGATGCTGCTGCTGGCGGGGCTGGCGGAGCTGGTGGTTCCGGTGCTTCCCAAGAAGAAGACTGGAGTAAGTTTTTCGGTTTGTCTTAATAGGAGGTTCTCATGTCTCTCGTTCGTCCCGCTGTTTGGGATAACAATCTGGATGATCGTCGTCTGATGCCTGGCGATCTTATGGCTGGTTCCGACAACATTCTGGCCGGCGGTATCAGCACTGTTGGTTCCGGTACTTGGACAGGCGCCGCGATTGCTACCGGTATCATCAATCGTACCGGTCCGACCGGTGCGTATACTGATACCACTGACAGTGCTGCCAATATTGTTGCTGCCTTGAAGGGTAACAACAACGCAGTGGATATTGTGCCTGGCACCAGCTTCCGCATGATCCTGCGTAACACGGTTGCGTTTGCTCTGACCTGGGCGGCCGGTACTGGTGTTGTGTCAGGTACCGGTACTTTGGATGTCGCTGCCAGCACAGTGCGCGAATACATTGTCACTGTGCTGAACGCCGGAAATACGCAGATTATCCAATCTGCTACTACCAATGGTTCTGCCACAGTCACGTTTGTGCTGCCTGTTTCCGGTCAGGTTGCGCTACCGCAAAACATTACTGGTCCTGGTTATGACATCCAGCCCGGAATGTCTGTCACCGGTACCGGTATTGCTGCTGGCGCTTATGTCCTGGGTGTTACTCAGGGTGTTGGCGGTATCACTGGTATTACGCTGTCTGCGAATGCCACTGCTACTTCCTCTTCTGTTGCGCTGACTTTTGGTCCGCGTGTGCAGTTCGATGGTTTGCGATCCTCTGATCTGTAAGCCCTACAACTAAGTCAGTTGCGCGAAAGGATATAAAATGAGCACTGGCATTTTTAACACCGCGATGTTCACCCAGGATCTGGCCAAAAAGTCGTTCGCTGGGATGATCACTCGACTGATGCCCAACGGTACTGCGCCGTTGTTTGGCCTGACTTCGATGTTGTCTAGCGAAACTGCTGTGCAGACGGAACACGGTTTCTTTACAAAGACCATGCTGTTCCCGCAGTTGACTCTGTCTGCTGCTGGCCAGACTGCCACCGATACTATTTTCACTGTCACCAGCACCAACAACGTGCTGCCTGGCATGCTGATGCGTGTCGATACCACAGGCGAAAATTTGCTGGTCAATGCGATTCTGTCGCAAACTCAGGTGCAGGTGCAGCGTGCTGTTGGCAGCACTATTGCGCAGGCTATCGCCGCCAGTATCAACCTGTATCAGGTTGGTACTGCGTTCGAAGAAAGTTCGCTGCGTCCCAATGCGCTGGCTATCAATCCTGTGCGTGTCACCAATTTGACACAGATTTTCCGCAACACCTGGGCTATTTCGGATTCCGTTCGTGCCACCCAGATGATTGCGGGCGATACTAACGTCGCTGAAAATCGTCAGGACTGCGCTGGTTTCCACGCTGCTGACATCGAAAAAGGTCTGTTCTTTGGTCAGAAGTACGCTGGAACCCGTAATGGCCAGCCCTTCCGTACCATGGATGGCATCTATTCGATCGTCAGTAACTTGGCGTATTACCCGCCGAGCTACTCGTCGCCGAACGTGACTGTGGCAGGTTCTACCACCAACTATACTCAGTTTGAAGCTGCTTTCGATCCGTGCTTCAACCAAGCCACAGATCCGAAAGTTGCCAATGAACGTGTGCTGTTTGTTGGTGGCACTGCCAAGAAGGTGATCAATAATATTGGTCGTCTGAATGGCACTTACTACATGGTGGATGGCCAGACTGATTGGGGTCTGCAGTTCTCCACCATTAAGATCGCTCGCGGTACTTTCCGTGTTATCGAACATCCGCTGTTCAACACCAACTCCAGTTGGTCTAAGTTGGCTGTTGCCGTTGATCTGTCCAGTTTTAATCTGGCTTATCTGGGCGACCGCAAGACTCAGTCCAAGGAATTCAACGTCAGTGGTGGCGATGCTGCTGACAACGGCGTTGACGCTGTTGGCGGTACTTTGACTACGGAACTGACAACCGTTATCAAGAACCCGCCTGCGTTCGGCATTATGACCAACCTGACTGCCGCTGCCGCCGGCTAAACCTGTTCCTCCCAGGAGCCAAACTACTCCAGTCTAGTGGATCAGTAATGTGAAGCTAGACTGGAGGATTTTTCAAGCAAAAGGAAATCAAGCTATGACTAATCCCGATCTGATGCCGATTGGCCAAGTTGCCCCCACAGTTCCGAAGCCTGTCTCTCTGACGGCTCCGCTGCCGACTGTGCAAACTGAAGTCAAGTATTATGTGTGCATGGTGCCCACAGCTTCCATGCATCGCGCGGATGGTAAAAAGTTGCCGTTCGTGAATGGTTTTTTGGCGACCACCATTCTGGCTGACCAGCAATACCTGGATGCCGAAATTGACGCTGGTCACGGTTATATTCGCATGGCAACTGAAGACGAAATTCTGTCTGACAAGATGCGTCGTGATCCCAAAGGTGCGATGCGTGAGCAGGTTCGCGCTGAAATTGAAGCCGAACTGCGTGAAGAATTGGAACGCAAGATTCTGGCTGAAATCGCGGCTGTTCCTGGTTCTGTCGAAGGCAGCAACGTCGACGGTAACAAGATTGGTGGCACCGATCTTGCCGCCAAGATTGCTGCTACCAAGGCGTTGCGCGCTGGCAGAGCTATCCTGACTCAGCCTACTCCGGTACTGGGTGGCATTGTTGGCAGCGATAAGATCAACGCGGCTGCTGCTGGTTCCGCTGCCGGCTCTGGCGAATAATTCCATTTAGGGGCGATTGCTATGAATTTCACCGAACTTTGCAACCGCGTGTATACGATTACCAATCGCCCCGATTTGGAGGACGAAACGAAGCAGGCTGTTTACGCCAGCACACTGAAAATGCATTCGTTGGATTTCTTCCCTCGTGACCGCTGGCAATCGCTGGCTGTCTTCGACGAGGCTGCATACATTCAAGAACTTGACACAACAAGTATTCCGCGTTTTCGCTGCTTGTCTCATATTCGTAAGTGGGACCCATTATTTAATGCTACACAGCAAAATCCGCTTTTGCCTTCCATCACTCCCTCTATTGGTGGACAGGTTGTTGGTTCGAAAGAAGCGCTTTCTTTTATTAAAATTCTTGACCCCGACGACATTCTTGATGCGTCGTATGGAACCGAGAAAGTCAATGTGGCCTACATGGCAGGTGACATGCTGTACATTCGCAGCAATACCCTGTTTTCTCAGGCAATGATTGGCTGGTATCAGTTTCCTGAGATTGACGCAGAGAATGGCTTCGCTCGTTACGACAGTTGGATTGCGGATAAGTTTCCTTTTGCTATCATCTACGATGCTGCGTCTGTCATCTTTCAGCAGATCGGCAAAAACGATGAAAGCCGGAAGTTCGATGATCCTAACAATGGACTTGTTGCACAGCAGGTAAACATGCTGCTGCGTAATTCAATCAATGCCGCTTGGAGGTAATATCATGGCCGGAGGTTTCCCTTCCACAATTTGGGCAGTGCTGTCCACTCCGAACCCTGCTGCTGGCGGTGTTCCGTTTGTTTATTCTGACAACGCCACAGTTAAGACTGATGTGCTTAACTACTGGTGGGATCAAATCAACCAGCGTTTGAGTCTGCACACAAATGGTGATCAGACTGGCACAGACTCCCTGAATTTGTATCTTGGCGCAGATTCTTATTGGGCGTACAATCTCAACTCTCTGGTGTCGGGTTCGGCGCTGGGTGCCTCGGCAGTCGCCAGTTATGCAGTCTCTTCTTCTCGCGGCACGGGTCTTGCTCCCACTTATTCACTGAGCGGGGATTTCATTGGCAAGTTTGCTGCATGGAGTTGGAATGCCAGCTCGGGCGCCGACAATTGGGGCGAGATTGCTGCTATCAACGTGTATGCCAGTGGTATACTGTCTTCCAGCAACATGGGCAGCGAGATGCGTTTCGCTACCAAACAGGATAACGGTTCGGAAACTGAATGGCTCAAGTTGACTAATGCGGGTAATCTGGCTCCTATGTCGACTGGCCTGGTCTCTCTTGGTGCTGCCAATCTCGGTTACAGCAAGCTGAACTTGGCCTACACAGTCAGTTCCAGTGTTGGTGCGCAAACTATTAACAACCCTGTTGGCAGTCTGAAAATTGCTGCGGCTGCTAGCAGTGTGGTTGTCACCAATAGTTTGGTCACCGTCAATAGTATTGTGCTGGCTCAGTTGCAGAGCAATGACGCAACTGCCTTGTACGTCAAAAGTGTGATCCCTGCTGCAGGCAGCTTTACTATCACATTGAACGCTGCTGCGACAGGTCAGATTACTGTTGCGTTCCTCGTTATTAATACAGATTCGTAAGGAGTCGGTAAATGGTTTACACTCCTGATCCCACAGATGTCACACAGCCTACAAATAGTATTGGCGCTGGCACAGCCGATGACGAGTTTCGCGCGCTTAAAGCGTATATCCAAGGTTGGATTACTTATGGCTCTAGCACAACTTCGCTTGTTCCTGGGCTGGGCAATCAAACGTTCACGCTGGCTGCCACAAAGACTTATTATAACGGTGAGTTTGTTTTGGCTGTCTCTGCTGGAACGCCTGCTTCTTGGATGTATGGGCAAGTCACTGGTTGGACATCTGGCAGCACATCGTTGACAATCAATGTGCAGGTTATTAATAACGAAGCCG